TTCAAGGTTTAGTAGGTACTGATTATGCTAACGCAATTGCTTTACTTTCTAATACAGACGAATACAAATACAATGTAATCACAGCTCCTGGTTTAATTAACGATTATGCCGGCCACGCTACTCAAATTACTAGCTTAGTAAATAATAGTATTTCTCGTGGTGATTGTATCGCAATTATCGATTTAGTAGGATACGGAGCTCAAGTAAACGCTGTTAAAACTGAAGCTGCTGGATTTGATAGTAGTTATGCTGCTACTTACTGGCCTTGGTTACAAACCGTAGATCCAAACACAAGCGAATTAGTATACATTCCTGCTTCAGCCATGATTCCTGGAGTATATGCTTATACAGACGCTTCATCTGATCCATGGTTTGCTCCTGCAGGTATTACTCGAGGTGGATTAGGTCAAGTAGTAAGAGCAGAACGCAAATTAACTACAACTCAAAGGGATACTTTATACGAAGCTAATGTAAACCCAATCGCTACTTTCCCACAAACTGGAGTAGTAGTATTCGGTCAGAAAACATTACAGAAAAAAGCATCAGCTCTTGATCGTGTAAATGTACGTAGATTGTTAATTGCCCTTAAGTCTTATATTACTCAAGTATCTGATACCTTAGTATTCGAACAAAATACTATCGCTACTAGAAATAATTTCTTAAGCCAAGTTAACCCATACTTAGAAAGTGTACAACAACGTCAAGGATTATATGCTTTCAAAGTAGTAATGGATGATACAAATAACACACCAGATGTTATTGATAGAAATCAGTTAGTAGGTGCTATTTATTTACAACCAACTAAAACGGCTGAATTTATTCTATTAGACTTTAACATCTTACCAACTGGAGCAACATTCCCAGCGTAAGAATTTAAAAAGTAAATATTTATAATAAAACGCAATAATATACACATAAAATGGCAGTATTAGATCCCAACGAAATATTTTTTACAGCTTTTGAGCCAAAGCAAAAGAATAGATTTATTCTATACATTGACGGTTTTCCTTCTTACATTATGAAGGGAGTAGGAGCTGTACAATTATCCCAAGGTACCATAGCCTTAAATCACATGAACGTACAACGTTTTGTAAAAGGTAAAACAACCTGGGGTACTATTCAGTTTACTTTATTTGATCCAATTACTCCTTCAGGTGCTCAAGCCGTAATGGAGTGGGTACGTTTACACCACGAATCAGTGACTGGTAGAGATGGCTACTCTGATTTCTATAAAAAAGACCTAACAGTAAATGTATTAGGTCCTGTAGGTGATATCGTATCAGAATGGATTATTAAAGGTGCTTTAATTACTGAAGCTAACTTTGGAGATTTCAATTGGGATACTGAAAATGCTGCCCAAGAAATTACAATGACAGTACAACCTGATTACTGTGTATTGAACTTCTAATACCCAACCCTCATATATTTTAAAAAATTGCTTGGCTTCGGTCAAGCTTTTTTTTATCTTAATATTTATTACTGAACAAAAGTTATTAACTAATAAAGATTATGGCCGAATTTAAATTCCCAACTGAAGAAGTTGAATTACCATCTAAGGGATTAGTTTATCCTAAAGATAACCCACTTTCAAGCGGTAAAGTAGAAGTAAAGTATATGACCGCTAAAGAAGAAGATATTCTAACTAACCAATCTTACATTCAAAAAGGTATAGTATTAGATAAGCTACTAGAATCAGTAGTAGTATCTAAAATCAACCTAAAAGATTTAATTGTAGGAGACAAAAATGCGATTTTAATTGCTACCCGTATTTTAGGGTATGGTAAAGAATACAAATTTACCTATAATGGAGAAGAACAAACAATAGATTTAACTTCCTTAGAAGATAAACCATTTGATAAATCTCAGATTACTGAAGGTAAAAATGAATTTTCATATACCTTACCTCATAGTAATACTCCTATTACTTTCAAAATCTTAACAGGACACGATGAAGATAAAATTGAGAGAGAATTAGCAGGATTAAAAAAGTTAAATAAAGATTCTTCCCCCGAACTAACTACTAGATTAAAATACATTATTACCTCAGTTAATGGAGAAGAAGGAACGAAAGAAATTCGTGAATTCGTTGATAATTATCTTTTAGCTCGTGACTCACGTGCTTTAAGAGAATATATTAGTCAAGTCCAACCAGATGTAGATTTAACTTATGTTCTGGATGGGGGAGAGGAGGTAAAAGTGCCCATCGGGCTTAACTTTTTTTGGCCTGACCTCTAATACAGCCTCTCAATTTAGAGTAGCGGTATTTAAACAAATCCACGAAATACTTTTCCACGGAAAAGGCGGATATGACTTTCCAACAGTATATAATCTACCTATATGGTTAAGAAAATATACTTTTAATGAAATAAAGAATTGGTACGAAGAGGAAGAAAAAGCAATAAAAAATCAAACCTCTGGTGGTCAAACCAATTTAATTAAATCAGACGGAACAGTCAACACCCCTGAATTCCTAAAGGCCTCTCAGCCATATAAAAACAAGAGCAGCTACAAATAGTTGCTCTTTTTAATATTTATAACATATACTTAAGTTTGTATGGCAACCCCAGAAGAAATACAAAGATTATTAAATGAATTGCAAGCCGCCTATGATAGGTTAGGTGCAATAAATCCATTTGAAAATTTTGATGCTTCAAATATTCAAAGTGCTGAGGTTACTACCCGAAGACTCCAAGCTGCTTTAGATGGGGTAAACTCTAGATTAAAAGAAACAGAATTAGATTTAGACGGGATAGTAGGAGCATTTAAAGCCTCAGTTAATGAATTATCTAAAACCAATACTGCTTTAGGTAATGCTAAAAGTATATTCAATAGTTTAACTTCTTTATCTCAAAAGCTAAGATATGACCAAGAAGGAATTAGTAAGTTAAGTGTAAAAGAACTTAAATCTATTAAAGAAAAAATCCTTCAGAAAAAAATAGAGTTAAAAGATAACTTATCTTCGCTTGAATATCGCAAACAAGAATTACTCCTAGAAAATCAAAGAAATAGAATTTCTGAAAAGCAAAAAGAGAAAAATGAAGAAGAAATACAAAGGATTAATGCCGCTATAGCAGCATCTAATGCTGAGTATAAAGAACAAGAAGGGTTTAGTCAAGAATTAATAAAATATGCCCAGGATCGTTTAAATTTAGAAGAAAAAATTGCTGGGACTCTTGGGGTAAAAACCTTTGGAGCATTATCAGACATAGCTAAAGCAATCCCAGGATTTAGTCGTTTTGCTACTCCTTTTCAAGAGGCCGAAGAAGCAGCTAGAAAACAAGCTCAATCCAATGAAAAATTGTATGGCAATGTTCAGGGAATGAGTAAAAAGGAATATGCCGCTAAAGTTAAACAAAGCGAAGATTTACATAATCAAAACCTTTCCCAATTACAAAAACTTGCTCAATTAGAAGAAGGTAAGGATAAAAATAAACATCTTAGAGTAAAAGAACTCCAAAAAACAGAGATTGGTAGACAAATTTTAGAAAAAACTAAAGGAAAAGGAGGAGCCTCTGCCGCCATGGTTGCTAAAAGTATGGCTAAGGATCTTGAAGTTGCTGGTCCTGAAAAAGTAGCTAAAAGTATGTCTCCATTAGAGGCAGGCATAAAATCAATAGGTAAATCCCTCGCTAAAGCTTTAGGCCCACTTGCCCTTTTAAAAGGATTAGTTGATGCTTTCCTCCAATCTGATAAGATAGTTGGAGATATGGCTAAAGGGTTAAACGTATCCTATAGTAATGCCCTTGCAATGAAACAAGAATTAACCGCTGCTGCAAACGAAAGCGGAAATATTTTTGTTACTTCTAAAGGTATGGCCGAATCTTTAATGGCTATTAACAAAACATTAGGTACTAATGTAATGTTAAACAAGGAAAATTTAGCTACTTTTACAGAATTAAGAGAAGTAGCTGGATTTACTAATGAAGAGTTGATGGGGATGCAATCCCTAGCCAATGCTACAGGAGGTAATTTAAAGGATATGACGGGTGAGTTTATGGCCCAAGTTAAACTCACAAACATTAAAAATAAGGTTGCTTTAAATGAAAAGGAATTAATGAAAGAAATTAGCAATGTATCTGCTGCTACTACTCTTTCATTTGGTAAAAATCCTTCATTAATAGCTGAAACTGTAGCTACAGTTAAAGCTTTAGGTATGGAAATGTCTAAAGTAGAAGGTATAGCTGATAGTTTACTTGATTTTGAACGATCTATTGAAAACGAACTACAGGCTGAACTATTACTTGGTAAAGATATTAATTTAGAGAAAGCACGACAAGCTGCCTTAAATAATGATTTAAAAACAGTTGCTGAAGAGATAGCAAAACAAGCGGGTTCTTCTGCTGATTTTGCTAAGATGAATAGAATTCAACAACAGGCTTTAGCAGAAGCTGTTGGAATGAGTAGAGAAGATTTAGCTAAATCCTTATTCTTACAAGAACAAATAGGCAATGTTTCAGAACATGAATATAATCTAAGAAAAAAACAAGTAGAGGAACTAGAAGCTAAAGGATTATCTCAAGCTCAAATTAAAG